ATTAGGGGGCCGGGGATAGGACCAAATACGTCGTCAACTTTGCTCACGATCTCACCGCCAACATTATGGTCTGACTACCTACCTTTGCGTAACAACGTAGGAGTTCTTTTAACCACGGGAATAAAACAATAATCTTAGGACCGGTGGATACGTTCTTAGCTCCAGCAAATTCGTCATATTCAACTTCAAGTTCGCCTAACCTTTCTTTTGATACGTATGTTCCTGTCGTTGTTGATTCAGGGCCGTCAATAAATACGGTTTGGTTGGAATGGAGTTTGAGGGCTAGTTCGCAAGTGGCTTCAACTATTTTTGGTGGGACTGTTGTGCAAACGGTGGCATCACAAGAACCGTCGGCTGCTACCTCTCGGGGCCATTGCAATGCCTGATCTGTGTCGCACTTCGTTCCGTACCACTGAAGAGTTTCTAAATTTCGTGTTGCTACCTTGAGAGCTAAATCTTTTTGTGCGTCACTTAACGCTGTCCATGCTGCGTCATTAAACGAAGTACCGAAGTACGTATCTGCGTCAGCCCTTGGGACGTAACTTGTAGCTGTGGGGAGTGGCATTAGAGGGGAACAGCGATGATTTCTAGACTTTTATATTGGTTTTTTAATCTGCGTCGGGTCTTTCTAGCTTCGTGTGAATTGACATCAACAACAGTCGGATAATACGTAGGTAAGGACTCGTCAGGTATTCCTTCTCGCGGCATGAGATAAAAGCGAACCATTGAGATCACTTGATTACCTCACGTAACTCAATTCAGTTTAATACATGTAATAAAAAGGGGAACCTGTGTGAAGATCCCCCTCCTTATATGACTCAAACAAAAAGCAATTAAGCTTTGTTGACTGAGAATGGTGTGTTAACTGTAACTTTCACAGCATCAACCATCTTGCGCTCGCTGTAAGCCAATGTCCAGTTACCTGCTGTAGATAAGTTGGCATTTGTTGGGTTGTCAGCACCGCCGTACTTAGTACCACCAAGGTGGAAACCGTAGTGATAGTCAAGAGAGATGACATCTTGCTTAGAAAGTATATTTCTATCAGACTCGATTTTTAACTCCTGCTGAACACCTTCGTTCAATGCACCAGCACCAAGAATGTAAACAGGGTACTGGTCAGAACCACCTGCGTTAAGTGTTGGAGCGCATAGGTCATCTTGAATGACGCGAAGGCCATTGAAGAATGCAACTTCGGTCTTTGTTTGACCGATTCCACCGCCACCCCACTGGATTGCTCCAGATGCAGCTAAAGCAGTAGATGAGAATTGCAATGAACCTGCTTGCTGTAGATACGCATATACATCGGAGTGCATTGCGATCACACTTAACTCACTAGATCTTTCGCCAAGTAGGTTTTTAGCCTTGATGACGTTAGAGATAGATAAGTAGTTAGCTTCTGTTGAAGCAGCGTTGCTGGATACGTCTGTTGCGTTACCTGTTACAGCTCCGAAGATACCGTCAAGCTGGTTCAGCATTGTTGCTGTACGAAGCTTGTTGATTGCTTGGGAGATTTGGTTGCGGATAGCACCCATTGGGTCTGATCCTGTACCAAGTCTTGATAGATCGTCTACCGCATAAGAGAAACCACGATGGATGATCGGCATGATCTGATCGGCAGCTTCTACCTTTTGTGGTGTTAGATAACCGGCTCCAGATGTTCCCCAGTTGTTTGCTGAAGTGATTCTTTCTTCAGTTGGTGCAATGGGTTTGAAGAAAGGCACTTGAACCTTAACTCCACCAGCTCTAGCGTCTAATGCACTGTTGCGTACAAGTGCGCCGGACTGGACAAACTTACATCCGTTGTAAATGTCCTCTTGGACGTAGCCCAGAAATTCTGGACGTGTGACTAAATCTCCGAGGAATGTACCCCCGGTATAATTTTGATATGGAGCAGCCATGTTTTAGGTTGCGAAAGTTTCCGTGATTACCCTCGCTGCGCTTCTGCTTTGAGTACTCGCGCTAGTTCAGGATTCTCAGATTCAAGCTTTAGTGCTTCCGTTAGATTCCCTAGTTTGTAGGGGTTTTTCATTCCGGGTGCGACGCTTGGCGCGGCGGCGTTTGATCCCATTCCTCGACTTCCACCCGCTGCAAAATGATGTTGCCAATCCTTTGATTGCTTCAAATTGCCGAGGTATTCCCCAAGACTCTGTTCAACGCCCCCGTTTAACACAGTGGGGTTGCCTTCGTCACTTTGACGCAACATTGGTTGGAGCAACGTGTACATTTGCTCTGGATTTAATGCGTTGGATTGTGAGATCGCTGCTAAAGAACTGGCTTTGAGACGTTCGGCATTAGCTGATTGGCGTTCTGATTCCAATTCAGTTTGTAATGCAGAAGTTTCATTGAGAAGACGAGTTTCAAGCGTTTTGGAACGCTCTTTCTCCGCTTCATACAGTTCTTTGTATGCACCTTGACTTTCAAGGTTTTCACGCTTCGCCGTTTGCTGAGTTTCCTGCAACTGGGATACTTCGGATTGAAGTTTTGCGAGCTGCTTCTTTGTCTGTTCCGCTTCCTTCTTAGCTTTGGCAGCTTGGGAATTGGCGAAGCCTAATTTCTTCTGTAGTAATTCTTCGGTGGCACTGCCTTCCGGTGAATTAACAGGTGGGTTGGGTGGAATTGGTGCGGGTGTAGCGGTCACGGACTCACTAACAGCGTCGGCCACTGGCTCAACTACCGCTGCTTCCTCAGACATGCAAAAACGAGAGGTTGACTACATTCTACCTCGTTCTTACCTGTTTTGGTAGTAACTACTTAACTAAGTACTGTTTCTTTCTTCTTTGCTGCTGGTTTACGTGGCTTACTAGCTTTCTTTGGTGTCGCTGCCTTCGCTTCGGCTGTTTCCCAACGCGGCCACCAAGGACTCGGATACCAACAAGCCATGTTCTTACTTATCTAAGTAGCTTCATACTACAGGAACTACAACGCATCGACAGTTTGGGTGAACCGCAGGTAAAAATGGAAAGTCATTTAAACTTCTCTTCTGAACACGGTGGTAAGGGAGACATACAGGACAGGTATTCTCTAATGTCGCTAACCACATCCACTGTTGACCCGGTGCGGCGATGTCATTCCATAAATCTCGGGCTGATTTATTCGCGACATCCCAGACTGCCGCTGTGATTGTGTTATTTGTTCTGTTTAGCATTTGGTTGGCATAAGATCCTCGTCGTATCTGTGCGATGGTTCGACCGTTACGTTCTAATGTTCGGACTACTTTGTTAGCGATCTCCGTTGTTGGTAGTTCCATAAATAAAGAATTGCGAACCATTTTATCCAAATCCTTTGCCATGTTTATGGTTAGACGGTTAGCCGTTCCCGGCGATCCTAAGATTGCGTTCAATGTCACACCCCCTATTACTACTTTTTCAAGTAATTCCTGATTACTTAGTACCTCCGGCGCAGGAGCAGGTTGGTCTACATACTTTGCCGCTGCTTTTTGTATTTTTGGTCTTATTACCTCTAGTTCTGGCGGGATCTGTACCCGAAGAACGCTAGAAATAGTTGATAAGATTGGTAGGGCTAGAGGTTGAATTTGTTGCCACTCATAAATTCTAAATTGTCCATCTGGGCTTAGTTCGTTGACTAATTGACGTAGCTCCAACATTGCGAGACGCAAGATGGGGCGCGTCTCTTTCTCTATTCTGGCCTCGACTTGGCTAGCAAACAATAAAAATAAGGCGAGGAGTTCATCTTGCTTTTCTTTAGTCTGCATACTTGCCGGATCTCATTGGAGTTGGCAAGGTCATTGATCCTGATGTTCCACCACCGGCAGCATCACCACTGGTAACACCTCCACTAATCTCTTCGTTCTTAATTTGTACCTGCGCTTTCGCTTGCTCTAAATCCATCTCGATCTTGTCTTCCATCTCATCTTTTGTTCTCATCAACTCTTTACTCAAGTCAACGTATGGAGGAATAACTTCACCCTCTTGCAAGATGCGGAGCAATGTTTCTTGTGAGATCTGGTTTTGCATCTGGAGCTGGAGCATTGCAGTGATTTGGTTGCCATCAAGTAACCGGTTCTCATAATCACGGGGGATGGTCACGCTTGGTGGTTCTACACCTGCGTAGTCGGCTGCAATTTTTAAAATATCCGTGATTGCTCTGGCTAGATCTTCACTGATGATTGACATGATTGAATCGCTGTCAATTCGATC